CGACCTTCTGCAATCCACTACTAAGGAGACTAAGGAGGAGACTAAGGAGGAGACTAAAGCTCTTGCGGTCCCATCCAGCCAAGAGCCAGAAGAACTGGAACCCGACGAGCTGGAACTTGAACCGCCGGTTGGATTCAAGGGAAACATCGAAGACCTCATCTACAACGCCTACCCGAGGAAAACCGCAAAGCCGTCAGCCAGAAAAGCCATCGGGAAAGCCATCCTTCGCATTCGTGGAGAGAAGAATCCCGGGATGTGGTTGCTGAACCGAACCATGGCTTTTGCTGAGGCAGCCAACGGCAAGGAGCTGAAGTTCATCCCCTTCCCGGCGACCTGGTTCAATCAGGAGCGATACAACGACGACCTCGAAGCCCAGTTCCCCAAGGAGCAGAAGAAACCAGAACCCGCCTGGGCTCGCGTCAAGCGGCTGGAGCGGGAACTGGAAGCCGCTAAGGTTGCTGCCTTCGAGCATGTTGCGAACAAGGATTTCATCGGCTGTGCGTTGAACCCGACTTCTGAACAGAAGCTGGACTGGAAAGCGAAGAAGGACCGCGTTTCCGCCTTGGAGAAGGAACTCGAAGATGCCAAAAATCAGCGAGATTCAGAAACGACCGCACCATGAGCGACAAACTGCCTCCGAACTCACCCGAAGCCGAAGCCGGCGTCCTCGGGTGCATCCTTCTCGAAACCGCCACCAAGATTGACGAAGCCATCTCGATGGGACTCACCGGCGAGCATTTCTACGACTTGAGGCACGCCTACCTGTGGAAAGTCATCCTCGACCTTCACCGCGAAGGGAAGCCCGTGGACATGGTTCTGCTCATCACCCGGCTGGAGGACCAGGGGCGCATCGAGTTCGCCGGCGGCACGGAGCACCTGATGTCCCTGGGGGCGAACGTGCCCAGTTCCGCGATGCTGAGGTACTACTTCGACGAACTCCGGGAGAAGCTCGTGGCGCGGAAGGGGCTGGCGCTGTTCCGGACGACCGCGCAGGAACTCCGGTCCGGGGAGCGCCGCCCGCTGGAGATTCTCACCGAGATGCACGGGAAACTTCTCGGCATCGTCGGCTCAGGTGAACAGCGCGAAGTCGGGCTGGTCGACGCCGTCATCGAGGCGACGGACTACCTGGAGATGCGCCTGAACAACCAGGTCGGGCTCAAGACGGGCTACCTGGACCTGGACAAGCACACGCTGGGGTTCCAGCCCGGGGAGACCTGGATCATCGGCGGACGCCCCAGCAGTGGCAAGACGGCCCTGGCATTGGGCATTGCCCGACGATGTGCCGAGCTGCTCAAAAAGGCGGCGGCTGGCTGCGTCACCGTCTTCTCGCTGGAGATGCGCCGGGTGGCCCTGCTCAGCCGCATGTTCCACACCGAGGCCCGGGTCAACGCCAAGCAGGGTTACACCAGCCAGGCCGAACAGGAGGCGCTGGGGAGGGCCATGGAGCACGTCGCCGCGCTGGAGAAGCACCTGCACATCGATGACACACCGGGTGTCACCGTGAGCCAGCTCGTGGCCCGGGCGAAGCGCTACATCGCGACGAAGGACACGAGGCTGTTCATCATCGACTACCTTCAGTACGTCAATCCGGACAGCGGCATGCGCGCCCGGGACCGGAGGGAAGTCGTCGATGCCGTCAGCCGGGGTGTCTCCAATCTGGCCAAGTCCACCGGGATACCCGTCCTGGCGCTGGCGCAGCTCAACCGGGAGTTCGAGCGGGACCGCAAGCGCACCCCGCAGTTGTCGGACCTGCGCGAGTCCGGTCAGATCGAGGCCGACGCCGACTTTGCGGGAGCCCTGTACCAGCCCGGAAACGCGCCGGAGAATCCCTGCGACCCACGGGAGGTCCGGCTCCGCATCATGAAGCAAAGGGACGGCAGTTCCTGCTTCGACATCCCGTTCACTTTCATCCCTGCCTACACCTCGTTTGAAGACTACACCGTCCATCCGTTCGCAAATATCAACTTCCCCACTTGACAGCCCGTCATTTCGAGATCAAGATTTGCCCATTCAGGCACATGCTTGAACACGATGAGCAACGACGAATACATCCGGAAGCGACCAAACACGCGCTGCCAGTTCGTCCACAAGCCGAAGGCGGTTCGTTGTGTCTGCGTCATCTGCGAGCAGGAGGGTCTCCACCAGTTCCGCGACCCGGAGCTGGGAGAGTCCGCCCCCTTGTGCAGCGACTGCTTCCTGTTCGTCCTTCGCGCCGAGCGATGGCTGTTCGAGGCGGGACTCAGGCAACCGGAGCTGGAATGCCAAACGACCGCCAGGTAAATCCGCTGCGCGGGTTCGGGCTTGCTCCTGGTCCCAGTGATGCGCTGACGCACCGGGATTTCCTGCATGAGGTACTTGGGATCGCCAACGGCAGCGGTGACAACCGGGAAAGCCGTGCCGGAATAGTGCGCAACGGAATCAACGCCTACCACAACTGGATTTTCCGGATGCTCTCCCAGGGTCGTTGCGTGACCATGTACGGACTGGGAACTATCTTCGCGTCGTTCCGGGCGGCCAGGAATGGAGCTGGTCGTGGAAGGACGAAACATCCGCACCAGTACGTTCTGAAGTTCGATCCGGCGGAGTCGCTGAAGCCCTTCCTGAAGAAGCTCGCCGCCGATGCGGGACCCGAGAACCGGACGAAGTATTTCAGGTGGAAATGGAGCACCAACGCGAGATTCACCAACCCGAAGCCGGCTCATGAGAAGAACCAGCAGTGGAATCCAAACTGGAAGCCTGTCCCTCCAAAACACCCTCCCGAGCAACTCGAAGCCGGTCGGAGGTTTGGTCTTCTGATTGTCGTAGGGCAAGCTTCAGCAAAGCCGTCCAGCAAGACGGATCATCGCGGGTGGTGTTCGTATCTCTGCCATTGCGACTGCGGAAAGACGTTCATTGTCAATGGCCGAAATCTGGTCAGTGGAAAAGTCAGAAGCTGCGGCATGGGACTCTGCCGCCAACAGGAGAACAGTCATGAGCGAACCACAGGAGAGAAAGCGCCGGGGAAAGAACCGGAAGCGGGTCATCAAGATGAAGGTCGATGGAGTGGAGCACACCCTGACGTGGTGGCTGGAAAGCCAGACGTTGACGGTGCGACGCTTCGGCAGCCGGCACCCCTGGACGATGACCCCGCAGCAACTGGTGGACGCGGCGAGCGGGCAGTATCCGCTACCGCTGAAGATCACTCCATCCCGGAATCCCCGGATTGGACTGGTTGGTGAGCACGAGCCAGCAGTCGCCGCCGAATCGGGCCAGGAAGGGACAGTAGCATCCGCAGCCCATGACCTGCCCGTGAGCCAGCAGCTTGCACTGCTTGAGGTCCCGGTTGAAGATGGGGCAGCGGTGACAGCGGCGCAGGCATCTCAGGGTATCACGCCGGGAGCGCCACCGCCAGAAGCGAAGGAAGACGCCGAGGAGATGGAACCAGTCCATCCGGCGGTGTTCGACTTCAACAACTTTTAGCCACTCACGAAATCTGGAGAGCACATGGAAAACACTGTCACGATTCCTGAGAAGCGCAATCAGGTCCTGGTCATCTACCACCGCTCAGATTTCGACGGCATCGCCTCCCGCGAGGTCTGCCGGTATCACCTGGAAAAGCTGAACTACGAGGTCGTCTGTGCCGGCTGGGACTATGGCGATCCGCTGCCGAACGAGATGGAACGCGTGGATGAATTGACCAAGGTGTACATGGTGGACATCTGCCTGGATTCACTCATGGACAAGCCGTACACAAAGGGAAAGCTCGTCTGGATTGACCACCACAAGAGCGCCATCCAGAAGTGGGGGGAGCTTGGTCACGACGGGCTCCGGGTGGATGGCGTCGCCGCGTGTCGTCTCTGCTGGCAGTGGTTCGTGGGGATGGAGTCGGACGAACGCCCGGTTTCCGACCGGCAGCCCTACGTCGAACGCAAGCTGGAAGAACCCATGATCCTGACGCTGCTCGGGGAATGGGACATCTTCGACCTGCACGACTCCGACGTCATTCCACTCCAGCTCGGGATGAAGGCCATGGGCGAGGAGAAGGCAGCGCAGTTGCTGCGAAACGAGTTCCGGAGGTTCAACGGGGAGGAATGCCCGGGAACCATGTGGGAGCTGGGTGAGGCCATCGAGGAAGGACTCGCCATCCAGAAGTACGTGAACCAGGAGAACCGCAAGCACGCGAAGAACGCGGCGTACGACGTCACCTTCGAGGGGCTGAAGTTCTGCGCCTTGAACACAGGGTCTCCCGGGAACTCCCAGATGTTCGAGGGAGGGTATCGCGACGACCACGACGCATTGCTCGCCTGGCGCTGGGACGGGAAGCAGTGCTACGTGTCATTCTACCATCGGCCAGGACGAGAAGACCTTGACCTGTCTCCGATTGCGGTGAAGCATGGCGGAGGCGGACACAGAGGAGCAGCAGGTGCTAGAATGTCAATGAAAAGGTTCGTTGAACTCGGGCTGGCTCAATGAAGACACATTTCCAAATTCCAGTTGGAGCCAAATTCGGGTGGCTGCGGGTAACTGGCAAACCCATGCTGACAAAAGTTGGCAGGACGCACCCCAGACTCAGGTACAAATACCCCTGCGTCTGTGAGCGGTGCGATGGCATTTCCTTCGTCCTGTTTGACCATCTGGTTTACGGAAAAGTATTCTCGTGTGGTTGCTGGGGTGGCGGCAGGAAGGGTGGCGAAGTGAGATTCACGGGCGTCTCCGAAGCCAGGTCTTCCGGGTCTCTTGAAGTCATTTCGTGGCAGGAGATGAGGAAGCGCTGCCTCACCAAAAGCCATCCCAAGTTCCGTCTGTATGGAGCCCGTGGAATCACGATTTGCGACGAGTGGCTGGGGATGGACGGATTCATCCAGTTCCGCAACGACATGGGACCAAGACCTCCGGGAACTACGCTTGGTCGAATCGACAACGGTGGCCCGTATTGCAAGTCGAACTGCCGGTGGGAAACTCCAGTGCAGCAGGCAAACAACACAAGGTGGAATCGGGTCGTCAACATTTCCGGAGTCGTCGATACTGTGGCTGGACATGCCAGAAGGCTTGGGGTGAAATACGAGCCCTTGAGGAAACGCATTGACCGCCGGATGAGCATGGCCCGGATGATTGAGCTGGGGCTGGTCAAGTAACACTTTCGCATGGGCGCATCATCCAACTTCAAGGACCCGGTTGACAAAGCCGGAGATGTGGGTGGAAATCCCACTGCGCCCCACTCCTCATCCCCAGACGCAGGTGGGAAGGTCCACGGTTTGTTTCATGACTTAACCGCCTTACCTGGCATGCCACCAGCCAGAATGGACCGCAACAGCGTCGGTGGCACCCTTTCTCTCCGCCGGGTGTCCGGGCCGGGGAGTGCCGCCGGGGGAACGCAAATCACAAGCTGTTACGCGCTGACACGAGTCCGTAACCTCCCGGCGGCATGAGCTTTCACGTTCCCGAGCATCTGCGATTCCGTATGCCGGGTCATCCGCTGGATTCCGAGCCCGGCGATCCGTTCGGCGCGTTCTTCATCGCCCCGTGTCATTTGCTCCCGTGGGGCCTCAAGATCATTGCGAGCAACGGCGTGATGGACGGGAAGTCGGACACAATGTTCGAGCATGTCTCTGTCTCCAGGCTGAACAGTCCGGATACGCCGTCCTGGAACGAGATGATCGAGGCGGCGAAGCTGTTCTGGGATGACGATGACTGTCTGGTTCAGTACCGCCCGCCGGCGGCGGATTACGTGAACCTGCATCCGGGGGTTCTGCATTGGTGGCGCTGGAAGTCGGCCATGTTTCCCCTCCCGCCGAAGGAGTGCGTGTGAGCGAGACCCCGCCCGTCCAGTTCGTCCTGCGCATCACCATCCGGTGGATGCGGTCCGCCCACCGGGAAATGCGTGTCGTGCGGGAGCTGGTGTTCGCGACGGAGCACAGCGCCCGCGACTGCCAGGCGTTGATGGCGGAAGCCAGGGCGGAGCGCGGTCTCTCCGTCGAGTTTGTGCGCAAGACACCGGAGCAACCGCTATGAGCCGCTGGCACACCCATTGGAAGACCCGCGACCAGGCCCTGCGCTACTTTCGCCAGGAGGGGTTCGTCACGGGAATCGCCCGGTGCCGTGGGTGCGGTCGTTACTGGACGGCGGTCCTTCACCCGGAAAGCAACCGGACCATTCTGGAGTGCCCGCATTGCTCCGCCATGAACAGCGACTTTGAGGAGGAGAAACCAACCGCATGAAGATACTGGGACGAGCTGGAAGGGAGTGTTACCCCACGAAGTACATCGTGGAGATCGCGGACACGGAACTGTCCGGTCTGGAGATTGAGGTGGGGAGGGACGAGAACCCACGGGAGGTTCCGCTGGACAAGATCATCGAGAAGAACGCCCTGATTCGCAAGCAGAACTACAAGGTCCAGGAGCTGATCCGGCTGCTGGAGGAACTGAGACCACCGCCAGAGCCATGAGCACCCAGCGCCGCATTGAAACCCTGAAGCAGATCGAGCAACTGATCTGTGTCGACCGCCCCGCCGTCTATGGCGACGCGGACCGCAATCTGAACGACACGGCGAAGGCATGGTCCGTGTATCTGAACCACGAGATCAGCGCAACGGACGTGTGCTGCATGATGGCGCTGATGAAAGTCCTCCGGCTCAAGGCGTCCAAGGACCACCGTGACTCGATGCTGGATGCCGCCGGCTACATGGCGATTGCCGCGTCGATGGAGAAGCCATGAGCGCATTGACCAAAGACGGCATCGCCTTGCTGGAACACCCCGTGAAGGAGTTCCCGTGCCCGTACTGCCATGCAGGAATCCGCATGATGCTCGATGAACCGGACTGGGTCAAGGCGCGGTGGCTGGCTGCCCTGAAGCAGGAGAACGACAGGCTCCGGGCCGTGGTGCATCGCCTGATCGAGGCCATCGAGAACGCCGTTCCCTCCGACAGCGCGAGATTGATCTGTGACGCATTGAGGAGAACACCATGACGATACCCGAACTGTTGACCTTGAGAGACCGGGCGCGCATCCAGTGGCACGAGCCCTGGTACGGGCTGGACGAGCTGGGCAACGAAGTCTTGGTGGATGCGGTGATGGCGCTCACGGTGGACGGGGCCATCCGGATGCGACGCCGGGCCATTCACGAGCTGGCGCAGAAACGAACCGCGACGGAGGCTTTGGAGATGTTGCAGGCCACGGAGGAGGAGCTGCTCATCGACCAGATCGTCATCAACTGGGCGGAGGTGGTCCTCGACGGGACCGTCATCAAGGTGGACATCGATCTGTATTGCGGCCAGGTTCCCTGCCGGTGTGCGGACCCTTCACCGGGTCAAAACCTGTAAAGCCATGTCCCACACGCCCGCGCACCACGAGCTGAAGGTCTTCGCCGACCTGCGCCAGGCGGAGGTGGTTCTGGACGAAAATGTCATCGAGGCGGACTGGAGATGATCGTGGACCTGAAAGACTGGCTGAAGCGGATGGAAGCCACCCTGACCGGACCCGAAGGACCGCCCACAGCATACCAGCTTTCCCAGGCCCTGTCCCACGCCATGAACACCGGAGATTTCGAGATGCCCAAGGTCTTCGCCGACCTGCGCCGCCATCTGGACGAAGCCACGCGGAAGCTGGTCCGGAAGTACGTCCTGGAGGTGGAGCGGCTCACCGAGGCCCAGCTCGCCGACGTCATCGCCCAGGCCATCGAGGCGGGGGACTTCATCCGGCACATCCGCTTCGACGGAGCCCAGAGCGTGGTCTACATCCCCTACGCGGAAGTCGAACGGCTCAAGTCCCGGATCGCGCATCTGGAGGAGCGGCTCCGGCGGTACGGCATCGCGGAGGAGGAGGAGCCGGAGGTGTGAGCGCCGGAATCAGGGTTACCACGCTGGAGGGCATTGCCCTGGCCCGGGAAGGCCGCAGGTCCCTGGTCTGCCCCTCCGTGTACTGCTGGAGAACGCCCCGCCCCGCCGCCGTGATCCTGAATCTCTCCGGGGAGATCATTCTGCGCCTGCTCCGGGAGGGGCTTTACCTGTATGAGAAGCCATCGCCGCCGGAGAAGAAGGGAGGCGTCTGTCCCTCATGCCATCCCTGAACCACAGCGGCATCCGGATTCTTTCCCTCGACCATCTGGTCATGGCGCAGGAGAACCATCTCGCCGTGGTCTGCCCGTCGCTCCACGGCTGGCGGCAGCCCCATCCCGCCGCGTTCATTCTGTCATTGCCGGGACGGAACATCCACCGCATTCTCCTGGCCGGACTGTATCTTTGCCAACCAGGCACGAAAGGCGGTGAGACACACATGCCTAAAGGCAAGCCGAAGGGCGGAAAGAAGGGCAGCGGTTGCGGTTAAACCCTCAACTCCGGAGAGGGACCCACACTCTCTCTCCGGACTCACACACCCCATGAAGTACAGCATCACCATCACGAAGGACATCGACGACACCCACCGGCTCACGATCCGGAAGGGGAGAAAGCTCCTGGTCGCCATCCCCGGGTTCGCCACGAAGAAGCAGGCTCTGAAGCATCTGAATGAGCTGGAGGAAGCCATCGCCTACAGCACCGCCGTGTATGAAGATTGAACTCCATTCCCGCTGGAGACACCGGAAGAAGGGGACGCTCTACCGGGTCACTCTCATCAAGGGCGACGAGATCCGGCTGGTGCCCGAGCCCTTCCAGAAGGGCAGGGTCCGGAGTCTCTGGAAGTGGTCGTCCCTGTTACCCTTGGACTATGAATGTCTCGACCGGGACTTCTGATCCCCTGCTCCACACCCGGTGGATCAACAAGCTGGACTTCGTGATGGAAGTCGTTGAGGAGACCCCCCACGAAGTCCGGCTGAAGACCGTCTCCCGCACGCTCTCCGACGGTTCCACCGTTGCCTTCCACCACGGCAGGACCGAATGGGTCTGGAAGGGGGACCTGAAACCGCCGAGGTTCCAGAAGGAGGATCAGTGAAGGGAACTATCTTTCGTTGGTGATCAAGCACTTGCGAGGTAGAGGCCAGATTCAGGCTTGACTTTTTGCCTCGGCCCCCGTACCCCGAGCGCCCCGGTCCTCGTCAAGCGCGAGGGGTCGTACGCACCGCTGTGCGCGTCCTCCTTCCTCTGTTCTCTGTTCACCGCCAAGGGGCTCTGCGCGAGACTCTCTGTTCTCTGTTCCCGCCACCACTCTGTTCACTCGCACTGGTTGCCTGCTGGAACGGACGCCTCCCCGGTGTCCTCTGTTTACTGGGTGGAAGGGGCTGAAAGTTGAGAGAAGGGGTGTATTATATGCCCAGGCACTGATGGCGTTCCCACCCCTCCCCCCCTCCCATTACCCTTCTTATCTGGGGTTACTTCTCTCAACTTAGCCACACTTTCTGGATTGTGCGGTCACTGGATCGCAACGCTCTTTCTCATTAGGCTAGGCAAATTTCCTCAGTGGCGAAACCTCTCTTAGATGCCAGAAAGCCCGAGTCCCCCGCAGATTGGATGCCCCTTGTGGGGTGAGTCCGAAGCGGCCCTTCAAAGGGACAACGGCGAGCAGCGAAAACAAGGCTGCGGCGGTGAGTGAGAAAGCCCAAGCGGAAATTTGGCGCAAAAGAGGCCAGCCCGGGGCTGAATCCGGGATTTTGTCCGCGACGATACAAGGGGGAACATGAGGCATGCAAGCCGTTTCCCTTGGAGCGTGGGGGATGATCAAGGTGTGGCATGCTGCAAAAAGCGCCTTGATCGACCTACGTGACGGGGCGGACGCCCGAAAGGATAAAGGTTCAACGTACGCCTTGGTTTGCTGTTTGTGCTGAAGTACGTGGCAGGACAACGGGGGAATCCCGTCAAGTCTGAAGTCAAACAGGGTTGCATGCTCCAGCCAAAAGGAGCACGCGCTTTCCCGTTCCCTCTTGCTTGTCAGTGAGAGCTTGAACAAAGGGAAAGCCTTCCGTTATTCCCGCTTTGCTTAGGGTACTGCGGGAGCTATTTCGGCAAAGGGGTGTTTGCTTACGGCATTCGCCCCGTTGCCAGTCTCACCAAGGTGAACACTTCCGCGCAGTGTGAGACGAAAACAGAGCAATGACGCTCTGGCCAAGGGTCACCACAGCACAAGGAAAACATAATGAATACAGGCATGATCGTTCTCGGTTCCAAGAGTATCGCCCTTCCCGAAGGTACGGGCATGACAACGGTGAAGCGCGGCAAAGGGTTCGTCCCGGTGCTGGCGTTCGCTGGCAAAACGTACGCGGAATTGAATGAAGCGGGCCGGGCCGATGGATTGAAGGGCAAGGCGTTGAAGCGGTTCCGCCAAGCGGCCTTCCGGGGCGATCTGGCCAAGGCGGCATGGGTGCGGCACGACGGGATTCTGTCGGCGGCACGGTCGGCGGGGTTCGTCCCGGCGGAGTTAAAGCCCTTGTGCAAAGGTGAGAAGTTGAATGTCACCTATGTCCGCCCCGACGAAATCAAGGTCGCGGCTCCCGCGCCGGACGTGTCGGGAATCATTGCACGGCTCAAGGCCAAGGGTCACTCCGATGCCGAGATTGCCGAGATTCTCGGAGCTTGAAAGCGCAGAGCGAACGGGGATCGGCCCCGTCTAATGCGGCATCCCGGTCGCAAGCCCGGGAATCTCACGTCGTCGTTCCGCGCCGGGACGGTTCTCCCGGCAAAACTGAAAGGTTCATCGTGAAGTTTTCCCTTCATACCATTACGGTCCACCAGTTCATCGTTCCCTTCACCGTCCAAGGCGAAGCGGAAGAACGGGAAGCCTTGATCGAAATCCCGGAGCTTGGCCTTGGAAAGCTCACTCTGGGCGAGCTGGAACAGACCGCGGGCCGGATCGTGCTGGACTCCGAACGGTGGGCGGGCCGGGCCGTGACGATCAGCAACGCGCCGGAATATCAGGAACGCCGGCGCGAAGTCCGTCCTTCGTGGGATTTGCCCCTTGCCCTTCGCTGATCTCCCGGAGATTCCCGGACCTTGCTCCGGGTCTTCCCTTCTGATCCCCTGATCTCAGAGTGTCAGAACGGAGGATGGTCCTCCCGTAAACCGCAACAAGCAGAAGTCGAAAGCAAAGCATCATGTACACCAGCAGCATTCCCGCAGTGTCCGCCCCGGCGGAAGCCTCGTTCAAGGGCAAGCCGGTCATCACGCTGCCCGATCCCGATGACTCGGCCAAGCCGGGCATCCAGTTCGGCGTCCGCAAGTGCCGGGCCTTCCTCGCCAACGCGGAAGCCGTCAAGGCGTTTGTCGGGAAGCATCACAAGCCGGCCAGCAAGCCCGACTACAGCGGGATCATCGCCCGGCTCCGCGCCATGGGCAAGACCGAGGCAGAGATCAAGGCCATCGTGGGGGAGTGACCCACCTTAGCCACACTCCGCCAGAACCGCGCACGGTGGTCCGCCAAGGGGCCGCCGTGCGTTCCTAACCTCGCCGCCGGGCAAATTGTGCGTCCGGTGCTGGTCCCAAGCCCAGAGCCAAAGAGGGATGGGGGAACCGTTCAATCACAAGGAACCAATGAAACATGCCAAAAAGCGCCGGCTCACCCCGGAACAAATCAATCGGCTGATCTTGGCTGCCACCGTCCGGAATCTGCCGGAGAACTGCCGGGAAGCTCACCTGATTCGCGCTGCCCGCAACGGCACCATCTTCATCGCGGACGAACTGTAAGCGGTGAACTAAAACGCGAAAGGAAATCATGACCAAGATCGAAAGTCTCAGCCGTGCGGGATATAGCACGGATGAAATCGTTGAGCATTTGCTCGAAGCCGCCACCCGGAAGCGGGAGGAAAAGGCGCGGGAGATGGCGGAACAGGAACGCCTCAAAATGGAGGCGATCCACAAGGCGCGGAGCGAAGCGCCAAAGACCACGGCGGCAGCCGTTACCCTGCCGGACGGGAAGCGTGGTCACTACCTGCTGCCCTTGCTGGTGGCCGCCATGAAGGCGGGCGTCAACGTGGCGCTGGTCGGCCCGGCGGGTTCCGGGAAGACCACGGCGGCTGCCATGGCGGCAGAAGTCCTGGGCATGGGGTTTGAAGCCGTGTCCTTCGGGCCAACGACGTCCAAGTCGGATTTGTTCGGCATGCGGGACGCCAGCGGCAAGTATCACGACACGGGTCTGGTCCGGTCCGCCCGGGACGGCAAGGTCTTCCTGGGGGATGAACTGGATGCCGGCCACCCGGGCATCGTGACGGGCATCAACATGGTGCTCG